TGGAGTCATGCGATTCCGAGCAATAATATTAGGAACTAACTAATTTTATAAATAGGAGATAAAAATGGCGGCACAAAAAGGTTTAGATGTTTTAATGAAAATTGACATCAGTGGAACTAAAACAACTATTGGTGGTTTAAGGTCTACATCAATTACACTTAATGATGAATCAGTAGATGTTACAAATAAAGATAGTCTTGGTACTAGAACTTTATTAGCAGGAGCAGGAGTTAATAGTATTTCTATTAGTGGCTCAGGTGTATTTACAGATTCACCTGCAGAAATAGCAGTAAGAACTGCTTTTCAAGCACAACAAAATACTTCAGATGGTACATCGGCACAAACAGCAGCATTTGAAGCATTTCAATTTAGAATACCGCATCTAGGTACTTATACTGGTAATTTTCAAATCACTTCTTTAGAGTATGCTGGTGAATATAATGGTGAAGCAACATATTCAATGTCTTTTGAATCAGCTGGGTACATTACATTTGCAGCAGAATAAGAGGTAACTTATGGCTTGGGAAAAAGTAGTACTTAAAATTAATAACCAAGATGTACATGGTATGTTTAATGGAGAACAATTAGACATACCAGTATGCGATATCAAAGATAGTATTAAAGTTAATGGCAAGGTGATGCAAGTTGTTTCATCAGTCATTGATACAAGAGATAATATTTTAAAAGTAAAACTTGCAAAGGCAAGTGAATCAAAAGGAGAAAAGTCAGATGGCAAATCCACTGAAGGGTGAAATACCACTAACGCTTGGTACAGAAACTTATAAATGCAGATTAACAATAGATGCATTAGTAAGGATTGAAGACGAATTAGATAAAGGCATTTTAGAGTTAGCTACTGCCATTGCTGAAGCTAAAGTGCGTATTCGTACCCTTATAGTTGTATTACGTCATGCACTTAGAGGTGGTGGCAACGATTTTGACGATAAAAAAATAGGTGAGATCATATCCAGTGTAGGAATAGTGATAGCATCAACCGAAGTAGCTAAACTCTTAGCTGCCACATTAACCGATAATGACTCAGAAGAGGAAGTAGATAAAAAAAAAGAAGAAGCGTGAACACTCAACCGATACAATGGTCTGACTTTTACAGGATTTGTGTCGGCATGATGAATATGCGACCTGTTGATTTTTGGAATCTATCACCTCGTGAAATGTATTTAGCACTTAAAGGATTTAAACAATTTAATGGTGCTGATGAAAAAGAAGAACCCATGACTAGTGATAGGCTAGAAGAACTTATGGAGTTATATCCTGATGGCTAACGAAATTGATAAACTTGTAATTAAAATTGAAGCTGATACAAGACAGCTCAAAAAACAATTAAAAGATATTGAAGGTAAGATTAAAACCACAGGTGTTGCAGGTGGAGCTGCTTTTGGTGCTATGGGTGGTGCTTCAACAGCTTTAGCAGGAAGTCTTAAAAAACTTGCTGGTCCAGTAGCAATTGGTGCTGTAGCTGTAGGTATTGGGAAACTTGCTACTTTTTCAGCAAGAGCAGGTATGGAATTTGAAGATTTAAAAGATTCTTTAGATACTGTATTTGGTTCTGTTGAAGCAGGTGACAAACAATTTGACAGAATATTAAGATTTGCACAAACAACACCATTCCAAATAGATACTGTTACTAAGGCGTTTATATCATTAGGTTCTGTTGGTATTGAGCCAACATCAAGAATGATGCAAGTGTTCGCAGATACAGCTTCTGTTGCTGTTGACCAACGTGGTGCTTTTGAAGCTCTCATAAGAGTTGTGCAAAGAGCAGAAGCTGGTGCTTTAGGTTTGCAAGAATTAAATATGTTAGCCGATAGAGGTATTGATGTATTTAAAGGTTTAAAAGATGAATTAGGTCTATCTAGATTAGAACTTACTGATTTTGGACAAACAGCAGGTGGTGCAAAAATCATCGTTGAATCATTAACAAATGTATTAGAAAAACAATTTGGTGGTGCGATGGTAAATAAGATGGATAATTTATCTGTCGCAATATCAAATATGCAAATAGCATTTAAATCTCTTGGAAATGAAATATTTGAAAGTGGTCTTAGTGATTTCTTTAAATTTTTTGTAGATAAAGCAGCACAAGCAGCTAATGCTGTTGCTGTCAGTTTAGCAGCTATTAGAGGTGAAGGTTTAGGTATCACATTAGAAGCACCTACTCTTACAGGTGATATGAACTTTGACCAAATGCAGTCAGCAAGAAAAGATACTGCCATATCTAATATAAAAGCAATAGATAGCGAACTAGCAAAATACAGAATCACATCTGATGGTGTGAATGATATACAAGAAAAATTTCAAATAGCTCTTGGTAAAACAGGCGGAGAAGCTGTTTCATTTATTGGCAAATTCAAATTAGCACTAAATGTTCTGAAAGAATTTGGTATTGGAGAAAACGAATCTGCTGAAATCATAGCTAATCTTATTGCAGAAAGAGAAAATCAAATTAAGGCACTAGGTAATGCTACTAAATCACAAAGAAAACTAACAGAAGAAGAAAAAACTGCAATGATGACTGCAGGTAAAATGGTTCGTGCTTTTGGTTTGATTGAGAAACATTTACAAGATTTAGCAGGTGACACAGAGTTATTAACTTTTGCACAAGATAATTTAAACAAAATTTTTAAAGACAACGAAATAGCATTAAGAGCTTTAGGTATAACTTCAGCAGAACAACTTAAACCACATCTAGAAGATATGATTGAAACAACAGGTGCAGTCAAGACAACAATGGAGAATGAATTAGGACCAGCAATTGCACAAATATCTCATTCTTTTACAAATCAATTTGTCAATGCACTTCTTGAAGGACAAAATGCTCTTGATAGCTTTAAGAGTTTTGCACAAAATGTAGTGGCACAAATAATATCAACTTTTTTACAATTAGCAGTTATAAACCCAATTTTAAATAATATATTTAGTGGTGCAAATAATGGTCAAGGACTTGGCTTATCAACATTAGCAGGTGGTGGAACGATACAGGGTGGTAGAGCCACATTAGTTGGTGAACGTGGTCCTGAAATATTTGTACCTAACACTGGTGGAACTATTATGAATAATATGAACACCAAGAATGCTTTAGGTGGCGGTACACCAATAAATATATATCAAAATCTTAATTTTGCTACTGGTGTTGTTCCAACAGTCAGAGCAGAAGTAACTAAAATGATGCCACAAATAGCAGAAGTAACAAAATCAGCTGTGCAAGAATCAGCAATGCGAGGTGGTTCATTTAGAAGGAGTTTAGTAGGTGGCTAAAATAGTAACAATGCCAAATACACCTAATTTTATTAGGAGTAATTTTGTTTTAAGACGTGCTGTAGGTAGTGTCGCTTCACCTTATACAGGTAAAGTTAGAACACAAGAATATGATGGTGTATTTTGGGAAGCCACAGTAACACTTCCACCTATGCGTAGAGATGTTGCTAAAAATTGGCAATCATTTCTTTTAGAACTTAATGGACCAGTAAATCATTTTAAATTTGCAGACCCTGATGCATTAACTAATCTAGGCACATATAATGTTAATGATCTCAAAGCAAAGAATAGAATTAATCAAGGAAGCATAGAATTAGATTTTTCTGCAACTACACAAACAATAACTGCACCTTCTAATACAACGCCTTTTGCTAATGCTGTAGTTGGTGATTTCATTGTAGTCACAGGTTCAGCTAATCCTGAAAACAATGGCACACACAAAATAACATCAAAAACTAATGCATATACAGTGGTAGTAGAATCTGAATCAGGTGGTTTAGTCACTGAAGCAGATAAAACAGGTTGTACGATTAAATCTAATCAAAAAGGTGCAACAGGTTTAAATTTATCAGCAAGTACAAACAGTGCAACAGGAACAATATTAAAAGGTGATTATCTACAAATTACATCAAGTTCAACAGCAGGTGCAAACCCAGTTCAATACGTTATGGTCACAGAAGATGCAACATTAAATGTGATAGCAGGTGAAGATACTTATGGAGTGAAAATTCAACCCAAATTAAGAACAGCTATAACAGAAAATCATTTAGTAAGATTTGCTACTCCAAAAGGATTGTTTAGATTAACAACAAAAGATGTTGACTGGGATGCTGATAACATTTCTAACTATGGCATATCTTTTTCATGTATTGAGGTAGTTTAAATGTCTAATAGAGGTGGGATTGATAGTTCTATAACAAGCTACCTTGAAGCAGACCATCAAGTATTATTCTTAGCAGTCAAAGCAGAATTTGATACAGAAACAATAAGAGTTTGGTCAGGAGATTATGATTTATCAATTAGTGGTGCAAATTATACTGGTGTTGGAACTTTATTATCTATATCAAACATAGAAGACACTTTAGAACTTAAATCTAGTGGTTTATCGGTAGCTTTAGCAGGTATGGATACAACTATTCTTGATTTAGCTCTTACAGAAAATTATCAAAATAGATTTATA